GTGTATCGTAGAATATTAGTTAAATTATTTCTTTTCATAGTATTGACATCTCCTAAAATTATTACTATAATAAGTTATACAAATAAATACAAATCAACATTATGAAATACACAGAACCTATTGCGCTCCGAATCAGTAAGGAGCAACACGAGAGTCTAAAAACCATAGCTGAGAAATCTGAGACTAGCGTATCAGCTATCATTAGACAAGCAATCCGTCAATTATTAGAAACTAACTAACATGATAGACTCTCTATTAGCCACAGTATATATTGACTTCCTATTACAAGATAATAATATCTCCTTCATTGAAGTGTGGGAAGACAGATTATTTCTGTGGAAGTATAAGGGGAGTCCACGCATAGCAACTGATTTAGGATTAGATTTTACTCACGCAATATATTATAGACCAGATGACTATATCAAGCTTTCTAAAAAATATTATCCAGACCTTACAACAAGTAAATCCCCAAAAGTGTTATCAGGGCTTGTACAACAGCACATCAATGATGCTAGGGAAGCCATGGATGACCGTTACAGAGGATATGCTCCAAGCGACTACACTGAGTTTTACCCAGAATTGCATAGCGCCCTCGCCAGCAAAAATGCTCGTACAGGAGCTGAATATGAAACGTTGCCGAGCCGACTTCTCAACCGTGCCCGGATGGTACAGGATAGATTCGGTGCAAGACCAGAAAGCTTTGCCGACGCTCTCTATGTCGCTGAGGCAACGAGATGTGAAGGGGAAAGTCTTAAAGACGCGATGCAAGAATTCTTTACAGAAGCTAAAGGCCGCGCTGATGAGGATAGAATTAGACACTGGAATATCTCTATCATTACCCCAGAGAATCCAAAAGAGGGTGACCTTACGCGCTATGGAAGAACTCGTCGCTCAAATCAAATCGGATTACGACGCACCCACGGCGATGTATTTAGAGTGTATGTTGGGGGTACGTATGATACAAGTTCATTTAAAGCGAGGAGTCATAACTGCACACCAACCATTTAAGATGGAGAATGGTAAAAGAAAGGCAGTTACCAATAGTATTATTTGGATGATGAGAGAAACATCTGCTAAGCATCCTGATGCTGCCAAAGATTATACTGATGCCATAATATCAACTATGGACCATCCTTTCTTAATGAACATTGACCATTATTATGTAGGGCCTACAGTTACAGAGAAAGCTAAGCAGGCTGCTATGAATGTCGTTGATTATAGAAAACTTCGTTACAGCCCTAATGAAGTTGAAGTAAACCACTATGGTATTAGCTATGATGAGTTTCTAACTCACAGTGTTTTTGATATTGCTAATAGAGTAGACCCTAATACATTTGCTGGCTCTATGCATAACTTATTAAATGCAATGACATTTGATAAGAATTATAGATGGGAAGTAAAAAATTACTATGACAAACATCCTGAGCATAGAGTACCGTTGTCATTAAAGATGGCGCTTAACTTATAAAGCCCATACTCTAACTTATTTCACTGCTTACTATATAATGGTAGGTAGTGATTTTTTATTATATACATGGCATCATTATTTGATTCACCCAATGATATGCATTGGCAGGGTACGATTGATACGTACCGTAGACAAGACACACGAGTATACATAGGCAAGATTCTAGATGAACGAGGTGACGGTAACTATACTGACAACCTAACTCAGAAGTACACTGTAGAGTTAATAAGTTGGGGCACCAAGGTTTACAATGCAAAAGTAGTTGTACCTAATGCAGGTTACAACGGTACTGGTAACTATGTCACATATAAGAATGGTGACGTTGTTATTGGTATGGCTAAAGAGGGGCAGCTTGATGACTTTATGATTACAGGCGCTGTTCGTCTTAATGGTGACCACCGTGAACTAGAATTTAATGGACAAGGTTTAGAGTTTGGTGACGCCCCTATAGGACCACGTCAACGTAAAGCTCCTTCTAACCAAGTATCATTACACCCAGCAAGAGTAGCTAAGTTAGATTCTCATACTTCAATCTATGGTGTTAACAATAGTAAGAATGATTACGAAGACCCTACAGAGCTGGGACCATTAGAAGACAGGCTAATGAAACAGCCTATTCCTGGTATCATCAAACAACAAAACCGTGAAGGTATAGATATGACCTATGCTTATGGTGGTATTGTACAGATGACTGATGGGAATATTATTCAAGTAGCTAATGGTGAGAAGCACAACAAGTGTACTAAGATGCTTGAGCAAGCTAAGCGCCATACTAAAATAGCCACAGTACTCAGTGCTATTGGAACCTTCACTAGTACAAATGCACAAGATGAAATTGACTTTGAGAGAATATTAGCAGAGGATTTTACAGATAGCGAAGTAACTTTTAATGATGTAGAGTTTGCACAATTTGATGCAACTAACATACAAACTTTTAATCCCAATGCCACATTTAGTATTAGTGAATCTACACCTATCTTTGACCCGGTCACTGCAAGACCTGTACCTACTCCTGTAGAACGAGATACTCCTTCTGATGTACCAGACGAAGCTCTTCAAAACTCAGAAGGAAGTAGCGACATTCCTATTAATGATGAAGAGAGTAGGGCTCAATCTTTAATAGATAAAATAAGAGAAGGATTTGGAGCGTTACTTAGAACTCCAACTTATAGAGGTAATAAACATAAGGAGCTTGCTGATTTAGCACGTAAGCAAGCAGAGGAATGTAATAAGAATGGAGCTGCATTTCAACACTCAGCTGGTTTAATGGCCAATCGGTTTGGTAACCATTTAGGCGGAGCTGGTAGCCCAAGAAATTCTACTACTAATAAAACACCAGAACAACGTACGGGCAATGTCGACCCTAACAATTTCTCCAGTAGAAATTTAGGTGAGCCTAAACCTCCTGTTGAAAATATACCAGCACATCCTAATCACTTTAGTAGTGGTAGTATAATTAACACACCTAAACGTATAATTATGCACCATACCAGTGTCTCTATAGATAAAGCAATTGGAATATTTCAACGTACAGAGAAAGTGGATGGACAATATAGACAAGTATCTGCTCATTATATTGTTGGCAGGGATGGTCGTATTGTACAGATGGTGCCGGACAATAAAGTTGCTTATCATGCTGGGCCCGCTGGGAATAACAATAGTATTGGTATAGAAAATGTTGCCACACGCACAGCCCAAGGTCTCACAGAAAAGCAAGAGGAAGCCCTTGTTAAATTAGTTCGTTACTTAACTTCTGTATATAATATTTCTAATGATAAAATAGTAGGACATAATACTATAGACCCTGACCCTAGACAGCAATGCCCAACCTTTATATGGCCTACACAAGCTAAGCTTAAGGAATGGGCAGATACTTATATAGGAACCTAATATGACCTTTTACCCTTTATTATTTGTAATACACGAAACTAATATAGATATAGAGACCTCTCTATTACTACACAATGACCCCGAATACTTTGGTAGCTATCATGCTGTTATAGATAGAGTAGGTATGATTCATTACCTAGTACCTCCTGAAGCAAAAGCATTTGCAGCCGCAGACTCTGTGTTTGTAAATCTTACTACAGGTGTAGAAGAACAAATTAACGGGTCAGTAGATGACTTTGCTTATCATGTTGCATTAGAAACACCACCTGATGGAGTTAAATTCAACTACAGTACTCATACAGGTTATACTACCCAACAATATAATAGTTTAGCTTGGTTAGCTCATTCTACAGGTGTACAACGTGAAAGAATTGTAACTCATGGTGATATAAGACGCCCCGTAACTACAGAACCTAGATGTTTTAATATGGATTACTTTAGGGAAAGATATAACGGAGATAAATATAGAGCACAAAAACGTTTTGACTTTGGAGTATTAGATTTTAATGGCTAGTAGATTTGAGATATCAAAAGCTGAGAGTGTAAAATTAATTGTACAAACTTGCTTAGCTAACAATGTGACTATACCAGCACAGATAGCTAACGTTCTTGGACAAGTAGAGCACGAGACTGCATTTACTTATGCAGAAGAAATTGATGGTCGTAGCCAAGCTATTCGGTTAGGCTACGAAGGTGGGCCTGATTTTTTTGGTAGAGGTTATATACAAATAACGCATAGAGCTAACTATCAAAAGTTTGCAGACATCCTAGGTATAGACTTAGTTAACAATAGAAACCTAGCAACTCAACCAGAGACCGCTGCTAAGATTGCTGTTCTAGGTATGAGAGATGGTAAGTTTACGGGAGTGGGTTTATCTAGATATATAACAGAGAATAGCCAGGACTTTTTTAATGCTCGTCGTATCGTTAATGGATTAGATAAAGCCCAACGTATTGCTGACCTTAGTGAGAAGTGGTTAAGAGAAGTAGATGCCTTAATAGCTGGTGCTGAGCCAGACGATAGTTTATTTGTTGGTGGTACTGGTAGTAGCAATAGTAGTTCTTCCAGCCAACCACAGAATAACAATGGGTTACTTGGCGGTCTATTAGGGACTGTAGGTTGTACAGATATTTTCCCAGTAAAATTTACTATAGAAGAAGCTATTACTTACCTAGGTTGTTTTAAGAAACTAACCACAGCGCCTATGGGTGGTAGTAGTTTAGCTTATCCCTCGCCAGGGCAAAGAGTAAACGGTGCAACCAACTTTAACATATCAGACTTTGACCCCACTGTACCAATCTGTTCAGGATGTTTAGGGTTTCCTTTTAAAACTAATATAAGAATTACTTCTCCTTTCTGCCAACGTAGAGTATCTAAAAGTTCAGGTAATGTTTACTTTCACAGTGGTACAGATTATGGTGGATTTGAAGGTACTGAAGTAATAGCGGTAGCTGATGGTACTGTTATCTCACCTCTCATTGCAGGTAGTGGTTACGAGCCAGGCTTTGTTGATATTCAACATGAGAAGCTAGGTGGCCTTGTTAGTAGGTCAGCACATATTATTCCATCTGTATATCCAGGTGATAAAGTTAAACAAGGTGATGTAATAGGTAAAGTAGGTCCTTACCCTAGCGGCGGTCCTCATTTACATCTTGAATTACGTAAAGACAAAGGTGCTGGAGGGTCGGCATTCTCTGTACAAGAATGTAAAAGTAAGTTCTTAGACCCAGCTTTATTCTGTAGGAGAAACTAATGTTAGGTTATATAAAAAACAAATCAGATATATATAGTAAAGACTCTGTGCATAGATTATTAGAAGACGCTGTTAGCTTTAGTGGCGGTACTCAGCAACACTATAATCTCTTTGATAATTTATTGTCTTACTCTATGTGGAATAAGACAGCAAATATTCCATTACATGATACAAGGGCGGCACAGCATTTATTATTTCTATACCCATTACGTATACAAATATTCCTTAGCCTCATACTCTATAAACAAGAGATTGTTATTCATAACAGTTTCTCTGATAGATATGATATAGAAAATAATATTACTCGGCCTGAAGAGGTTCTTAAACTTAATAGCATTATTACTAGAAACTACTTATCATTAGAAGTCATACAGTTATTTGATTTTATCAATGAAGATATTATATTAACAGATGATTATCTACTTAATATTACAGAGTATTTTAGTTTAAACAAAACTATTAATAGTCTTAATACTAATATGAGAGAAGCGATAACTAATTTATTTAATATCTTTAATGTGACTAATAGTAATAACGAAGTATTTATAGACGTAGCATTAGATAATAATAGAGTAAGGACAGTAGATACTATAGCTAGGTATCTAAATTATAAACAACGTAGTAGAACAATATTATCCCAGGCGGTGAACCAATGGCAACATCAAACTTCAAGCACTTAGAATACTTACCTCTTGATGAGGATAACCTTGTTTTAAGCGGTGACCCAGAATCTAATATTAAATCTAAGAGTTGTATCAATTTAGGTTTCATAGCTCTTAATTCTATTAGTAGATTGCAATCTATTATAGGTATTAACAATGCCAGCGCAACTACTTATGATAGTTTTCTTGATTTTACTTACTCTATAGAAAGCGCCTTAGCCACTATACTAAGTTTAAATAGTATCTCTAATCCACAAAACACAGAGGTCACTGAGCATTATAAGAAATACCAAATAGCTATATCAGCTGGTAAGATTCTCCCGTCCTTTACTTATTGCCAGAATCTAATTTACTCAGGCTTTAAAACATGGGCAGGATTGTACGGTACTACATCTTATTACATAAATTTAAGAGAGGCATATGAAGAGTATTTATCAGTATCAGAGGTAGCGTACTGGTCTACCATCGAACTATTTAAGTATGCACAGACAGTTACTTACAATGGTTATTTAAGTACTAGAGATAGAAACTATCTAGTATCTAGCAATCTATTAGTAGATTTATTAACTGCTATAGAAGATGACTCTACAGAGTCTGATAGAAACATATACAATTTTTCTAAGTTTTTAATTACAGGTATACCAATAATAGCTGAGATTTATAGTGAGCTCAGATTTTACCGTGAGTGGTTAGTAGAGGTCTTACAGTTCATGAGTACTGATAAGATACGTCTTATTAATCAACCTAAGAATAATAGCGAGGCGGCACTTAATACTCTAACTAGAGTAGTACAGGAATTAAGAGAGCTAGGTATCAATAGTGATAATTTAGAACGTATTGATAGTAAGTTTATTAGACAGACAGTATCTTATAATATTTTTGAGATGTGCCAGCGTCTTATTCAAGTAAGAAAGGAATCAACTTTCATAGAGATTGCAGAACAGCAAGTGGGTATTACAAAGCAAGAGTTATTAGTTAATAGATTCCATCAGGTCATTTCTATTAATAGAGTATCTGTAGATTATATATTAGCTGGTAATTTAATACTAACAAGTTTTGCTCCTCCCGGTGGTTATGCTTTTACTCTTCTAGGTTTAGCTACTATACTATTAAACAGAGCTTATATAGTATCCTACAGAAATGTAAAGTCTAATGAGAAACTAGCCAACTCTCCTAATTACAGAAGAAGCATAAAACTAATTGGGTACGCAGGTATACTATTAGTTAAGACTGGACTGCCCCACCTACAATCCTTTGGTATTAATCTTTTAAAAACCTATAGGATTAATATTACAAATATAGACCCTAATAATCTATTAGATATATACTAATGACTATTTCAATTGACCAATTCCTACAAGCTGAAGACTTTGATATAGCAGAGAATATTACATTTACACCATTTAATCCAGAAGACCTGGAAGACTTTGGTAATATAGCGTTCTCCACTACAGAGTTTATTCAACTAGAAGCTCTTGATGGTTTATCAGAATCATCTGCTAAGGCTGACCAATCAGACCAGCCATTTACTCCTTCCTTTCAACCACTTAATGAGGCCGGGGTACTTACTGCCGGAGAGACTCTTAATAAAAGTGCTGTAGGTTCCACTACTAACAATAGTATTGGTGTACAAAATTCTTCTATGGAGTTTCTTGGCAACACTGCACAGTTTAACACCGAGACAGATTTTAATTTAACCGAAGAAGCTATAGAACAAATAGAAGAAGCACAAAAGACTCTTGCTACAGGTACGTTAGGTTTGGCTAACTCACTAGACTTAGCAGAGGGTGGTATTAAATTTAGTACTACTAATATGTCTTTTGGTGCAACTAATATTCTTATGGGTACTGAAGGTACTTATCATTTGGCCGCACCTGTTATCTCTACAGTAGCTGGGGTAGAAAGTAAACAAGCTCAAACTATCCAACAAACTGCTGACTTAATTACTGATAATTCTAAGAACAAAGTATCTCAAGTAGAAGGACTTAGTTCATCTATTGCAGCTAATACTATGACCACGTCTCTAGAGGGTCAAATCAACGTCTCAAACTACGCAACTAATACTGCAGTCCAAAAGATAGTTAACACGTCTAATGTGGTTCAGAATGTCGGTAATGAGCTTGTACAAAATAGGAGTCAAGGTAGTATTGCCAATCAAGCTAGTGGAGCTGTTGTTACTCAAGGTGCCGACGTAAGTATAACTGCTAGTGCGGGGTCTATATCTCCATTAGGTAATGGTACTAAATCTCTTAATCCATTAGATGGTGATGTTAGTTTTGAGGATGCAGGAAATGGATTTGCTAATATCACTGCTACAGACCCAAGTGGAAAAGAGACTGTCTTTAAAAATGTAGACCAGTCTGCTAATTTTACACAGTTACCTAAGTGGCAGAATGTTGGTGGACTTGAAGGTAGAGATGCTGAGTCAGTAGCACCAACACAAGCTAAGAAAGGTGGTGGTAATATTGTTATTGTTTCTAATGAAGGTAATACTACAGTTCTAAATAAGAATTTAATCTTAAGTTCTGAAGGAAGTTCCAATCAAACTGTAGGAGGGAACCTAGTTCAGAATGCTAAAGGCAGTGCGACTATCTCTGGTAACTTCGCGAATATAGAAGCCCAGGTTGGTACTAGTATACAATCTAGTGGTTATATTAGAGAACAGGCAGGTAAGACTGGGACCTTTTATGCTAATGGATTTACTTTTGCAGGCTTTAGATTTGGTGGCATCAAAAAGTTTATTGACCAGGCAAAGAATGTACCATTAAAACTAAGAGTTATACCTAACTTACCAGACTTACCACCGGGTATAAGTTACCAAGACTTAGTTGATTGTTTACCAGATAAATATAGAAACCCTCCAAATGGTCCAGATGTCACAGAAGAAAGTGAATCTCCAGATGCAAGTAACGCACCTACTATAGAAGAAGCGGGCCGTAGAAATAAACAAATAGCCGTACCTGTAGGAAAGGAATTAAGTGGAGGAGTAACTGAAGAAGATGGTGTTGATGCAGCTACTCAAGGGAGCAAGGGGAATAGAAATGACCCGAATACTCTTTTAAGTACTAACACATCACCTACAGACCAAGCGACTGCTCTCGGTCCTAGTAAAGTAGTTGGTGCAGCAACTGTAATTAAAGGAGGGTCCGATGTATTTCCTAAAGATAAAGAGGTAGACGAAGACCCTTATAACAGAGTGGACCAAGAGATTATTGACCCTGATGCTGACGAGGAACTTGGTGGTCCCGAGTTTTTAAATCAAGCTGCAAATGCTATTAATAGTAGATTTATTATTGAGGTAGCTAATGTTAATTTAATTGGTCCCAATGATTACCAAATAATCACACCTGATGCAGAGGCTGTAAGAGATTATGTTAAGTCTATATTATTAGAAGATAGTACCCTTATTAATACAGAAGACTTAGCTACTATACAAGGTTATCTAAACAATACAGATAAGCCAAATCTTAAGCTATTAATTGAAGCTGTAAAAGATGAAATTGTACAACGTGCTTCTATAGGTGGCGTCCTTAGTTTCTTATCGAGTGCATACAACAGAGTCAAAGGTAATATTGGTTTAGTAAATGACGTAGTTGGTGCTGTTAACGAAAGAAATGTTTTTAATGTTATTAGAACTACAGTAGCCGCTGCAGGAGCTATTACCGATAGAGAAATATTTTCTGATATAGGGAATGTTATTGATTCCTCAGCGGCACTCAGTAACTTATATGGTCAAGTAAATAGTGTTATTACAAATCCTGATGCTAAAGTATCAGATATTATTGATACTATTAACTTTAAAGATATTGAAACTGTTATACAAAAAGGATTAGGTACTGTGGGTGTAGACAACCTACAGACCGCCAGTAGTATTGCTCGTATCTTAAACAACATTAAGAATAGTGAAGAGTATAAAGAGGAAGGTCTAAGCACTGATGTTGTATTCAATATTATTAATCAGATATCCCAAGAGACTGGGTTAACTACTAGAGATGCCACTCAGGTATACGAAGACTCTAAAGATGTAATAGCTTTAGTTTTAGAAGGACAAGTAAGAGATGCATTACTATCATCTGAGCTAACTAGTATCTTAGGATTCTTTGTAGGAGAATCCAATGCAGCTTTACTAGGAGACCTTCAACAACTTTACTTTAGTTCTTTAGGAGCTATTGATGAGGTAGGTGATATTGTTAATACAGGTCGTGCTATCTATAGCACTGTGAACAATATTTATACCCAGCTTAAAGCTATCCCTGCCTTTATCGGTTTAATGAATGCCTATGAGATGCCTACATTAGTTCAAGCGCAAACTGTATTTAAATGTTTTGAATTAATGAAACAAATTAATAGTATTATTAATGATGTAGAAGACATTGCGGGTAGTATTGATTCCATTAGAGGAGTAGGTGAGGATGCATTTGATGTATTAGATGCCTTTAGTGAGTTACTTGGTGGTCAAGGAACTATAGAAGGTAGCCAAGAGAATCAAAGTGGCACTCCCTTTGAAAGCATCTCTGGTGGATATGCATCAGGTGGTATTGTTGGTACAGGAGCTAAACCCACTACTGATTTAAATATTCCTATCAATGTAGCCGCCACGGATACCAGTGAGCAATTCAGAGACATAGCTACTATTAATGATGACCCAGCAAATACTACTAATACAGGCGCCACAGTTACAGGTGTAGCTGGAGAAGAAGATTTTATTTCTTCTGGGGATGAGAATATAAATAGAGACCCTGAGTTACCACAGATAACTCCTCAAGTTTGTTTAAATAGTATATTAGATGCAACCGTAGATACAAATCATAGTGACGACCCTCAAAACTGGAAGCCTAAAAGAAATAACTTAGATGCTGTAGATATTATAGAGAAGCTACCTCGTCTAGCTCAGATATTTAATAGTGTTGTCGAAGCTCCTGCTGATAATCCAGGCATCGCTAACTTCTTAACTCCAGAACAAATAAATGACTTAAAAACTACCAAGACTATTCCTCCTGTGAATAATTGTTATATAGGTCCTAAGCTAAACTTATTAGAAGCCACTATTGAAGTTATTGAAATCAAGAATAATGTTTTATTATATAGAATGTTAGCGGCTGATACTCTTAAACTCAATAATAAAAATATCTTCCCAACAACTAATACTATTGTTCAGTTATATATAAGAAGATTCTTTGATGCCAAAACCGGGTCAGAGTTACGTGTTCAACGTAACCAGGATTTCTTCTCACCTATACTTTATAATTTCAAAACTATCTCTTACCATAGAGAAAGAAACTTAGGGTTAGCCCACTTGTTAGCACAGCCTACTAGGATTCACCTAAAAAACACTAACAACGTTACCTATAATTATAGTATTACAGACATTGGTAACAGACTTAACCCTGATATCTTAGACGCTTATATCATAGCCTAATGAAACCAATCCAAGCCCCTAAAATTATACAAACTGGTATTGTAGTATTTGTACCTGCGGTAATAGAATTTGACCTAGTCAGGTTACAAATATTCTACTCACCAAAGAATCCACTATTTAGTTGGAGTTTTTGTGATGAAAGTCCATACCTTATATGGGAAAAGACTGACCAAAACTTTGACAGAGGGTTAATGTTTACTTATCAAACACGCAATGCCTTAGACTCTGGTTACTATAAGATAGATGTCACTATGACAAATAATACTAGAACAGAGGAAATCTCTGGCTCACAAATTTATGGAGTGCTGCAACAACGTAACACTCTTTATGTTGGGTTACCTTACTCAGCCTTTCCACCTATTGATGTAGTATAATGTCAGACTTAATAATTAATGAGAACGGTGATTTAAATATCATACAAACAACCGAGACTGTATCTGATGAAGGTCGTACAATTCGTGCTGCCTTTGACTTGCAAGTAACTAATGACACACTTTCCACTGCAATAAGAAGAGCCATCCAAACTCCTTTGGGACATCTTAGGCAAGCTGCTTTGACAGAAGGTAATATTGATTTTATAGATGGTAACTATGGAAGCCTTATTTATAATGAACTATCAGAAGGCATCACACTTAATTTACTTAGTAGAATTAAAGGACATGTTACAAATAGTCTTAGAGTTGCGGGGTATCTAATAAACATAGCTGACCTTCAGTTATCAGTAGTAGATACCTATACAATACAACTTTATATTACCTATACTGATAATACTACGCCTACTAACATAACTCTGGAAATATAATGACTATAAGAACAGTAGATGAAATCGTATCACAGTTTCGTGATAGCCTTGAACAAGATAACTCTGAGCTAGCTACCTTTGAGCAATTTGGTGCACTCTATACAATCTTTAGAGCCGTAGCATTATCTATCCAGGAACAAGATGTTAAGTTAGATATATTACAAGACAACTTATTCCTTAATACTGCTACTGGTAATGCTCTAGATAAGAAAGCTTTAGAGTTTAATATTACTAGACTTAATGGTTCCCCTGCTTCGGGTGGGATTATTGTTATTGGAGCAGCTGTATCATTACCTGCTGACCTTATCATTAGTGACCCAATAAGCGGCCTACAATTTAGATTACTTAATAGAGTTCAAATTATAAGTAACAGGGCTGTAGGTACTGTAGAGTGTGTAGAGAATACTCCTGTAGGAAACTTAGTAGCAGGTACTAGATTATCTTCTAGTTTATATCCTAACCATCAATTTATTGTAGGTAATCGCTTTGATGTAGTCAGTAATAATTATATTGGGAATTTAATTGGTGGTCGCTATAGAGAAGAAGATGATGAACTACGAGAAAGAGTTATAACTACACTTCAAACTTTAGCTCTTTCTACAACTAGAGCTCTAGAACAAGGTGCCTTAAATATAAATGGTGTATCTAAAGTTAGTGTAAAAGAAAACTCACCGGCTTTAGGTTTTATTACTGTATACGTAAATACAAATGATAGAACTACTATTAAACAAGTAGAGAATGCCCTTAACTTAACTAAGCCTGTAGGTACTGCACTTCAAGTTACTAGCTTTACTTCTGTATCTGTAGATGTTGAGTTAGTTGTTACTACCTTTAATAGAACCCAGGTTAGAAATTTAACTAGACAAATACAAGATGCCGTTCAACAGTATATTACAGATATAAGTTTAAATTCAACATTAACAAGAGAAGGGTTAGCAGCATCTGTATACCAATTAGGACCAGTAGCTAATGTAGAAGTAGTGAGCCCGGTAGCTAATATAACTATTAGTGATGAGGAACTACTTAACCTAGGAACAATTAATATTACGTATAAATAAGATGGTTATATCTCAAACACAGTTCTGTGTAAATTTGCTAAGTGAATATTTTAATCCTGGTGGCCCAATCAACACTAAGAGTCAATTAAGTGATGATACTAGGCGACCGCTTTTCTCTGCTAAAATCATTGATGGATTTAGACGTACGAGTATTAGCAATGTAGAGGTTGAGCTAGCAGGTATTGTAGACCAGAAAGGCGACAACTTATTCTCTGCAGAATGTTTTAGTTTTAATTGTTTTCAAGAAAGTGGATTAGAAACTAGTATCCCTAATGTATCTGATATTTGTATAGTAGATACAGGTACTGAAACAAGGTACATGGATAAGGATGAAAGAGACCAAGGCGGCTATAGTTGTTTTGTAAACTCCTTTGGTAAGGAACAGTATTTCATTAGAGGTACTCTAGATAAGAATGATGCTGTTTATGTAGCTGACTTTGGTATTGTTAATCCTATCTTTGGTAACCAAGTAATAATTGAAAGCAATGTACCATTCTTCTTTAAAAAGAAAGTGGGCAGCCTATTTGCACGGACAATTAGACCCATACCAGCTGGTATTAGAGTAGTAACTATAAAGAGAGTGACAGACTTTGGTATAGAAGTCATTGGTTCAGTCTATGGACAATTAGCTGAAGAGTTCTATTTTCCTCATAATATTTTAGTACCTGGTAGGTCCTTTACATTTGATGACCAAAAGATTGACTTAGAAAACTTAGCTATCAATCTTTTATTACTTACTAGCTTTAAAAGATTCCAGGCTAGAACTAATCAATTTATTTATAGAAATAATAATTACTCATCACCTGAGATTGAAAACATTATCAATAGCTCAGCTTCCACTCTTATTAGTTTAATTAATCAGGATGCAGATGTTCCTCAATTAGGTACAATACCTAAGACTATTAGTAGTTATATCAATAATCAGTCACAGTATAATTCTGATGCCGATAATCTATATTTACAGGAAGTATTATCCTGCTTTGAACCTAGCTGCTTTGAAGATTTTTGTTTTCAAGGTTTAGTAAATCGTAGTCTTATAGAAAGGTCTATATCTAATAGAGCTTTGGCTTGGGTAGTTTTATTCCTAGTATCCTACAACATTAACTATAGTACTGATGTTGCAGATAGTGTTGAGACAATTCTTAGCTATATTCTTACTCAAAGAAATGAGACTAATAGATTATTCTATGATGGTTGGAATCAAGTAGAAGAAGAATGTGTAGAACTAGCTCTTGAGGATGATAATGAGTTATTACTTGAGGACGGCGACTTTCTATGTTTAGAAGGTCCGGTAGATGAAGTAGCAAATACATATGACACTGCATTAGACAGAGATGAAAGTATCCTTACTTCAACTAATGTCGCCATATTTATGGCGCTACTTAAAGGATTTGAACTTACCCAAAACTTTAAGTACCTCTCACTAGCTTGTGATTTACATACCTCTATTGAAAAGTATTTATTAAATAGTAATGGATTATATAATCATTCCTTAACAGTTAAGAACCCTACAATAGAATCAGTTAGTTACCAACTACAAGTAGTACAGATACTACAAGACTTTAAAAATGTAAATACAGTAATTAACTTTTTTAAAGCTAGACTCGTGGCACCTCCTATTGCACAACTAGAACCTGTCATGGTAGGTGTAGATGATGTATTAGTAGGTACAGAATTAGTTTATATAGATGCCATTCTTAACCAGGCTGATGCTGACTCAGATAATAACTTATTCACTCCTACTGCAGATGATACTATTACTTCTTTAGATGACATCTTTAAGTACAATTACTTATCGTTCTCAGGTTTAATTAATTTAAACGATAGTATACTAATAAATTTCTTATCTACTATTAGACAGAAGTATAGACAGATAGAAGATGGTGTTATTGATAATAGAGTAGACAGTGCACTTATATTTTCTATTGGGTGTATTATTAATAACCAATCTTACCTAACATTCGACAACTCTAAATTCAACACCTTAATTGATTTCTATAATCTGAAGTTCCAGAAGGAAGCTATCTTTAACAACATGTTAAATAGCTTACCTATAAACTTTGGATGGTTTAATGAAGAAGCTATTTCAAAGAGAAGTCATGTAGGCGCCATGCTATATGCTAAAGCAGGAGAGTTAGCAGTAGTTAATACTCATTATGAATATCTACAAAGAATCTCTTCTTTAGATAATTTATACGGGTTGCTACTTAACAATAGAGCTGATGACTTTGGCTTAGTTAGATTTGATAAAGAGACTGACACCTCACTTAGAAACCGTATTAAGACTGAGCTATATAAACGAGCTTCTAATATTGTGGCTTTCCAAGAGAAATTAGTTCAGTTAAACAGTGAAGCTATTATTAATGATAACTATAAAGCATCTCTTGCAGCTGAGGACTTTGAGGATTCTTTGTTCTCTACTAAATGGGGAGAAGGCTACTTACCTGGGCCAGACTTAGTTAACACTAACATCTTTACAGTACAGCTAAGCCAGCCTCTAGAAGTTGATGTAAAAGAAGAACTTGATAGAATTAAGCCTGCCGGTATGAAGTTACAGGTGGTTGAAACTTTTACGTTTAGAGTAGGTGCTGAGATAGGTGAAGGTACTGCTATTAATATTGTGGATGTAGCAGGCGGTTGCGATGGTATTGATACAGAAGCTAATAATGATGTTGTTACTGAGGGTGGTGAGGATATTTGTTTAGAAGATGATGAATCAGTAATCCTACCATTCACCCCTACCCCACCTGTATTACCACCTCTTGATAACCCACCTCCTACAGAACTTACCTGCGAATGTTTAAGTCTGCGTGGCTATATTACAATAGATACACTAGCTACAGAAGTTCGCAACATGAGAACTGTAGATATAGTAGGAACAGATGACGGCTTTGATGTTAATGCTACCAACGAAACTGTAGAACCTTGTGACTTAGCTATTAAGAATAAAACTGATAACTCTGTTTTAGATTATATACAAGCAACAATATCCCCGTTACCATTTGAAGTAATCACACCTCAAGCACCTGACTTTGAGACACTATACCGTGTAGATAGAGTAGTAATAGATAATGGTTCTACTGACATATTTACCTTTACATTTAAGGATGGTGCGCAGGGTAATGTCCTAATAATTTATAAAGAAGATGGAGGACCGTCTCCTTCCCAGCAAAATTTACCTATTGCCTTAGATGGAAATTTCTATGACGTAGTACAAACAGATAATTATCTAATTATAGTTTCTAACTTAAGTGTATACGCAGTTAATAAACTAACATTAAATTTAACTACAGTTACTACTGGTTTCCCTGTAGAGATAAATAACTCTAGAGTTATTCCAGCTACTAATGATAGAGTATTCATCTATAGTAATAATGCTAGTGATAACCTAGTGCACCATTATTACTGGGAAGAAGCGTCACCAAGTACCTTAACTTCTATAGGTACATTAGGTACTGGTAATCCTTTCAGCACAACTATATACTTTAATACACCAACAGGTATTAAGAGATTAGACCAAAGCTTAGGTGCTATGGAATTATTAACTGTAAATACCTTTGGTGTGGATGCTACTCTTGAGAATAATCTAAGTCCATTAGGAGGTGATGTAGCTCTCTACGCTAAACATATTAATGGATTTAATTACTTCGTTACTGTTAGTGAACAGTCACCTTTCAATGTAGTTAATGTATACCAGGAGAAAGATGGTATAGTCCAATTCTTATATACTGATAGTGCCTTGGGTGATTTAAGTTACTTGGCGCCACCATTCAATACTAATTACTATATGACTGGTGAGCTAATGCAGCTTGGTGACTTTATACTTATGACTGGTAGCAATAGAGCTTATAGTTTGAGTAACCAAAGTCTAGGCACTATCAATAGCTTTATCTGTAATACTGATGCCACAACATTAGCACCGTCATTTACAATACAAGCTATAGCAGTAGACAATGCGGGTGCCATCACAACTCTAGTTGATTTAATTACAGGACAATGGGCTCGTTATTCCCTAACACAAGTAAACAAGGTTTGTTAATATGACATTTAATAATATAGAACTACTCGCCAATACTTACACTTATAAAGCACCTAACCATCAGATATATGATGGCTCTAATATAGCTGTCATTCATGATGGTACACAGCGTCATCTTATAATTAAAAATATCGCCGCCGCTGTTACCTTTATAGAACCTAACGCTAATATAACTGAGACTTCCTTTATTGTAGGAGGTACTAGTACAAAGGTATTCTTTGCTAATCCAGATACTAATCAGTTAAGGTCCATCTCTAATACAGGAACTATAATTAACGAGCAGTATCACAATCTAAACTTCTTTAATAAGTATAGAGACTTAGCTATTATAGGAACCAATACAACACAGAACGTATTTAAACCTACCTGTGGTAATGTATTTGGAGAAACTATAGTAGTGGGTGGTACTCTACAAAATATATCAGCGGGTCTTCTTGTAGGGGGCCTCACTATACCTAACAATACTATGTGCTATATGTATAGCACAAATAGTGGAGAAACATTTCAGGGCCCCTTCTTTCCATTCTTAGTCAATGGAGTAAACCAAATAGATTCAGGCCATCCATGTGGAGTTATCTTTGTAAATGATAACTATTACTTTGTTACTATTACAGCTAATGGACAAAATCTTAATGTAGTTCAATCATTAGGTGTTGACTTAATAGGTGATGACATATTAGCTATAGGAGATTTAGATAACCCAGCTAATGTTAATAACTATCAACTACCTTTGGCCTTCTTTGATAATAAAATATTCTTACAAGATACTAACAGAACTGGTTACTTTACTTTTAATCTTGAAGACGACACTATAAACTTTACTACGCTAGCTAATATAACAGCGTTCTCTATTGTAGGAAGTGAACTTAGGATAACTACATTAGATAGTTGTACACCTACGCTAGTACCTGCAGTAAATAATGCAGGCATAAATACTATAACTTCCTTTAACTTGAATGGATTTGAAATAAAGTTACAAGTTAATGTAGGTAAAGTATTAGTAGAAGATACGCCCACTGTTAATATTAATCCTCCACTATATAATGGAGTGGTGAACAGTGACCACTTCTTACAACCAGCATCAGTACAATTCCAAGTATTATGATAAACGTTAACATACCTAGAACCACAACAGCCAGCTTTCAACCTGACTATACAAAGACAGCTCAATTCCCAGGCTTCGTCTTTTATCATTCTCTTAAAGAGTGGTACTTTATTTATAGTCAAAGTAATATACAAGTTTACCCTGACCGCTTACTAGACGAGCAAGATTTAAAAGGAACCTTTGCTTTCTTAATAGGTAATAATGCCAATAATATATTCGTGGCTAACTGTGAGACTGCTAGATTAGGTAAGTTACAAGTTGACCCTAATACTGGTGCACAGATTGCTTTTCAATTTATAGATTTAAAAACTATAGTACAAACAGAGCTAGCTACATCACAAGACGTATTAATCACAGGTGGATATGTAAATGGAAACACTGTAGTAATACTAGCTGCTATTAGTCTTAACGATGGAGCAGGTTTAACTAACCCTCAACCTTATATAATTGTGTCTACTGATAATGGTAGTACATGGGATACACGTTCCATGACTCTAGGTGTACCTACAGAGGACCAAATTCCTGTAGGAATAACTCGCATTAGTTATTACGACACTTACTATCTAGCTGCTATTGTTCGCTCATACACCACAGATAATATTTATATTTATATTGGTGATGAAGAAGAGATTGTAACCAACACTGACACTCTCTACTATCATCAGACTGTATCAGTCGCCCTCTCTACTTTCAATACTGATAGAAGAATCCATATTAATAGACAGGTCAACTGGAATCATAATAGTATTCACTTCCTTAATGATGATAGAACTAGAGTAATAAGAGCATCTACTACCCTACATTCTACTGGTACATATGAAACACCATATCCTATACCACCATTTGAATTTACATTTGATAATGCAGCTGGCGGCTCTAGCTTTACACAGATACAACCTATCTTAGATAATACATCCTTTACATCTAGTACTACGAACTATACTAAGTTAGATATTATAGGTAATGGAGCTACAGAAAACTTTGCTACACAAAGCTATGAACAAGGTATTATCTGGGATGAGATATCTAACGACTTAGCTATCACTGATGCTACTGTAGTAGATTTCAGGGCACTCAATGATGATATTATTCTATTTGGGATACAAGATAACGGGGGTAATAGTCAACCATTTGTACAGAAGGGCGGCCTTATTAACACTGACCCAACAGTCACTACTATATTAGACTCTATTTCTATGGATAGATTTAATACAGGTGGTCAACACTGGGACGGTGAATTAGTAACACCTGTACCAGCAGCATGGTTACCCAACGATGCTACATCTCAATGGATATCACTGGATGCTGATACTGATTTAATAGATTATGGAGCAGCACCTTTTGATTATACTCTTACTCTTAATATAGATGTACCAGAGGATTTAACACTTACTGGTGACTTATATTATGACGATGAGATTCTAGATATTATTGTAGATGGGGTAAGTACAGGTAATAACTTAACCACTACTGCTGTAGTAACTGCGGTACCTATAGCTTTAGTATTAACTAGAGGGCCGCACACCATTAACTTTAATATAAGAAATTCAGGCATAGCTGGTGCTGGTAATCCTACAGGTATACGTATTGTTTGGGACCCTATTACAGTAGGTAATAATGGTGCTGAGTCTCCTGACTTTAAAGCTGACTTCTCAGATATGTTTGTAGATGTAGATGAGGATAGATTATACCTATCATTAGAAAGGTCTGCTTGGATACTAGAGTTAAGTACTCTTAATATCATTGCTTACCTAGATTTACATGCTGAGCCTTTAGTATTTAACGCACCCTTTCCTCCTGGCTATGACCCTCTTGTTATTACTGGGGTCACTGATGATACACATGTACCAATCAGATGGAAGTGGGTAAAGAACTTTAATGATGTCTACATTTATAATAGCTACCACGATAATACTTTCTTTGATATTAATGATAAAGAATTTTATATGTGGGTTGTTGATGATGAAGACCCGTCTTATCACACAATGTTCTCTGCGTTTGATTTAGCCCAGACTTTGATAATGAAGTTAGAATACTTCTACGATATTAATAATGAATTACATATTATCATTCTTAAAGATGATGCAGGCTTTAATAGAACATTCCAATATAGATTAAATGGTCTTGCTCAGTTTAACCAGTTAACTCAAGGTGAAGTATTAGCGGGAACCTTCTCGTTTAGTAATGTGTATGTAGATAGAGAGGGTGCTGTTATTCTAACTGAGTCTGATGAACCTAACTATGCCAGTGCACAGAATACTATCTTTGTGTATAAGAACCCCAATGCTGCAGATTTAAGTGCTGGTGCTTATATTATTGAAGTAGACGATGCTATAAATGCATTTGATGCCACAGGTGCAGACCAAGTATTTGTAGAGCCACCTCAGCATGATGGAGTACATCCAGAGTATTGGAGTAAGTCCTTAACTTATACTGAGGTACCAGGTGATTACATTAGTAAAGTATTTTTAAATGCCGATGACTTCAGAGACCAAGCCAATAATGTATTAGGATTTGATTATGGAGAAGTAATTAACTCTAGTGCTCAAAATGATATCACTATTGCAAACGAGCAAATACTTAAGGCGGATACTGACCCTCAGATACATTGGACATACTTTCTAACATTCGATGACGTAAACTTTAAGCATAGACTATTCAGAGCGAGAGCTGTATTTTATCCAAGCACATGAAGAACTTAGTAATAGTGGGAGGCGGACCTAGAGGTTTAGCTATAGCTCTTAGAGCATCCCAACACATAGATAAATTAAATATATACGTAGTAGACCCAGACCCTATCTCTACTTGGAAGTTCCCTAACATGCTTCCTGAAATGGAAATGAGGTCACCTATTACATTTGACTTAGTTACATACCAACGTGACTTACAACAATACAGCTTAGCTTCCTTTCTAAAGAAAGATGTGATAGCTGAGTCTCAGATAGATGTTGAATTTAATACTACCTTCTGTCAGCGAAAAGAGTTTGTTAAGTATCTTAAGTATGTAATTGTATTACTATCTAGGGTGGGTGTTAGCTTTGTTCCCAGAAGAACTTTGGCGTTTAGCGACACTTTCATTACTACAGATAAAGGTGATATACCTTATGACTATTTAGTACTAGCTGCTGGTAAAGCTACGCAGAAAGACAAATGTCCTAAGTATCTTAAAGGTAAAACTTTACTTACTACTGATTGTTTATTTGATTGTGGTTGGAAAGACAAAGTAGTAAATGTAGTAGGTAGCGGTCAACAGTCAGCTGAGGTTGTTAATTATCTATGTTCACAGAAAGCAAAGGTATATTGGTTACAAAAGCATGAGCCTAGAGTACATCAATACCCTGTCCCTTCTTTTAAAGAGTGGGGAATCAGTAGTGCATTAGGTCCTTACTATAGTAAGACATCTAATGATAGAGATGAGTACTTACGTAAAGTAAAACAATGGGGCCCAACTATTACTCCTTATATAAGTAATCTACTTAAGCATAGAAAATACACAGTGATATCTAACCCAAGGAATACAGATGAATTAGATATGACTGGTGAATTCTTCTTAGCTACAGGCTACACTAATGATGTAGCCTTGATAGATAACACGTTGTCTTTGAATAAGAACAGAAACAACACCTATTTACCTGATATAGTAGATTCATTCCAAAGTAGCTCTCATCCTAATATTTATTTCACAGGAAGTTTAGCTGCTCATTTTGATGGCCCAAGACAAGGTTCTATTATCTCATCAGGGCTCACTGCACGCACTATACTATTATCTATATTAAAAAACTATGGCTGATATTAAAATAAGCGAAATGCCTGAACTTCTGGACACTGGTTCAGGAGATGGTGTCGATGCCGCTGACTTTATTCATGTACTAGACCAGTCAGAAGGTGACATCAATCAGGCAAATAAAAAGATTAGGGTATCCGCATTACACGAGTTCTTAGCTCCGCTTGATACCCCTTTATTCACAGGTACACCTTTCTCTACTACACCACCTATAGGTAACAACTCAACTAGAATAGCAACTACTGAGTATGTTCAGATTGAATTAGGAGCATCCCTTACTCTTGACTCACTAACAGATGTAACAAACCCAGGTACTCCTCTCGCAGGTCAAGCCCTTATTTATGATGATGTTAGTGGTACCTTTGTAGTTAAAAGTATTACTACAACTAATAGAGAAATTCTCACTGCTAATAAAGCATTAACAGTAGCGGATGCCACCTATCAATTCTTAGACCCTAACGGTGCCGACAGAGATATCATTCTCCCAGTTGGAGTAGCAGGAATAAGGTTTGTAATTAAAACACTAGACATAGCTAATGTACTAAACATTGTAGAGGTTGCCGCTGGCCCAGTACAGGCTACAATAGATATTAATAGCCCTATAGCAGAGATTGTACATGATGGTGTTGAGTATCACGTGCTCCAATTTTAGAATAAATGTGATATAATATGTTTATTGTCAATTCTAATAAATTATGCCAGGAATATATAAAATCACAAATAAAGTTAACGGTAAAATGTATATAGGAAAAACTAAAAGCGTATTTAAAAAGAGATGGTCTTCTCACAAATCTTATTTAAGAAAAGGGACATCAGGATGTTGTATATTACAGTATGCTTGGAATAAATATGGAGAAGAGAATTTTGACTTTAGTGTTATTGCCGAAGGTGATTTTAATCAAGAAGAATTAAAACAATTAGAAGAAATATTTATTAAACTTTATGGAAATTATAATGTTGAAAAAGTTTCTAAAGATTTACCACAGTCAAAAGCTAAAAGCCAAAAGCTATCAAAAGCAAGTAAAAAAAGATGGGCCAACGCAGAGTGGAGAGAAAAACAAATCGCTGCTATAACTTCAGACGCTTGGGAATTATATTCACAAGTTGTTGATTTTTGGAGAGACAAGTCAAATGGTCGTGGAGGTTGTAATCATCCTGGTACAGTAGAAATACAACACAAGTTCAATTTATCTAGAAGTATAGTAGATAGAATGCTTCTTAAAATTAAAGAAGATAGTTCAATTCAAACTATTGAAGCTTACAATAAAGAAGAGATTTATAAGTTTTGGTTAAATAGTAATAACGTTGGTCAATCTAAATACAATCATCCAGGCAAAAGAATAATATCTAAACAATTTAATATATCTGATGTTAGAGCCCAAAGTTTAATTAAAGAGTTTAGACAAAGAGCAAATTCTACTACTACTAAAACTTATGATAAAGATATAATATATTTAGATTGGAAAGATAATCAGATAACTTATAAAGATATTATGTCAAAATATAATTTAGGTAGAACAAAAGCATACACTTTAATTAAGGAATTCAAACAAAAGTAATGCCAGTATCATATCAACTACAACCTCTCACAGATAATAGAGAGCATATATACTTCACTGCCGTCGGTGAAGAAATTGACATTATCATCCCAGAGAACCTAGGTTCATTCAATAAAGATTGGAGTGTAATGGTATCACTAGAGGAAGCTATTCTATTACGTGTTGTACCAGAGAATGCCAATGTAACTTTACTAGTAGACCAAGATATTATTACTCGTCCTAATGATTTATTCTATTTAATAAACATAGATGGTATTAATACTTGGAAAGCAATTAGAGCTGGTAACTTTGCCCTTACTACATCTAATAGAGAAATTATTAATGCGCCTCTTGAGTTAGATAGCGGCTCTCCTATTAACCAATTCATTGGAGCCAGTGGTGGTCAACAAGATGTTATCTTACCAGACCCTCCAGCTACTAATGACCATTTTATAATAAAGAACATTTTTCAAAACCAATTCCATATTAATATTAAAGAGACTTTAGGTGGGCAACCTATAGTTAGACTTGGACCTACAACATTACGTTACATAGCGGAATGTATTTATGACGGAACAGAATGGCAAATAATCTTATTTTAACTAGTTAATTATGGCTTTTAATATTGCGCAAGTTGGGGTTGATAAAAAGAGTGGAGCCCCCATTATACAACGCTCAAGTATATTTACATATAATAATGACCCAAATGGTACAGCAGATATCTTCTACTACCTTGGGTCTAGACTTGTAAGTAGTGGGTTTGTTAATCCATCAACCACTCAGTTTCTCACTGCTAGTAGATTAAACGGTGGTTCTATTACAGGACCTGGAGATAATGCAGTAGATAACTCTATTCTCACTAACCTATTTGCCGGCAGCACAGATGAGACTGACGGTCTCCAAGTAGAATTTTTAATAAGTGGTTTTAATCTAACTTCTCTACAGATTAATTCCAATACAGTTAACTGGGTATTAGAAGGTAGCAACAACGGTACTACATGGACTAACATTACTCTAGGTTCTACACAAAACTTAGGTAGTAACTGGAGTTTAATTACAGTACCTAATGCTGTCTATTACACCTACTACAGAATACTTCATGGAGAGAACGGAGTATCAAAAGATTTAGTAGCAGTTAAATTCTTTGGTGAATATCAAAATGGCGATATTGCCCCTGCTATTGACAATGAAGCCCAGTTCTTGGCAACACACAGAGCAGGCCCAGGTACTATTTATTTACCTGATGCTACTGTAGAAAACTTCCCAGAGAATTACTACTGCACATTCCTACACTTTAAAACTGGTGAGTATACTTATGGTCAGTTTGCTGGCGGTACTACTGTAGTTAATGACAATACTAATGGTGTACTAAGACAAGGTGAACAGTTACTTGCTGTATATGATGAAGGTAACTGGGAATTATTTAAGGTTGGTAGCGGCACAGATGTAGGTCTTAAAGGCGCGTTACTAACAAGTGATGGTACACAGTCAGATATCTTAGCAGTAGGCTCTAACGGTCAGTATTTAAAGGCTGACAGTGGTACCACAGAAGGACTCGTTTGGGACACATTAGGTTTAGATGATTTAGCCACACCAACAGCTGACTTTGATTTAGGTGGGCAGAAGATTGTAAACGCTGGAACACCCAGTTCTCCTAGTGATTATGTAACTAAAGCATATGCTGATAGTATTGCTGCAGGATTTGACCCTAAACAATCTTGTGAGGTAGCAACGACTGCAGACTTAGTATCAGAGACTGGGTTATCATGGACACCTGCAGGCAGTGGTGTTGGTAAAACACTAACATCTAATGGAGCAGCTGTTACCATAGATACTGTCTCACTTGTTAATGGATATAGAGTATTAGTAAAAAATGAATCACCAGCAACTAATAATGGAATTTATACAGTATCTGGCGTTGGCAGTACTGTTGTTCTTACACGCGCTACAGACTTTGATGTGTCTATTGAAGTTACTCCTGGTGCATTCACTTTCGTTACTGAAGGTGCCGTTAATATATCTACAGGATTTATTTTACTGGGCACTGGGACCATTACGTTGGATTCAACAAACCTCCAGTTCAGTCAATTCGTGGGAGGCGGGAGTGTTACTTTTGCTAGCCTTGCTGATGTTGGCGTTGGTAGTCCAGGGGGACCGGATAATAACAGACTTGTTGGATGGAATAACGGGACAGGATTATTTGAGCTTTTCCAAGCCCCAGGCACAGCAATCGGAGACCTCGTCCTCCTCGAAAACGTCGGTGGCAACCCAGGCCTTGCGGCAATTGATGGAACCCAAATAACTCTTAACAGTTCTCAGGTAACACCTCTCACAACTAAAGGTGATATCTGGACTTACGATACTGCAGATGCACGACTGCCTGTAGGAGGAGATGGTCAATTATTAGTAGCAGCCTCTGGTGAAGCTACAGGTTTGCTATGGAAGAACTTCTCTTCTACAGATTTAACAATCGGCGCCACAGCCACAGACTTTACCGTTAACTTTACAACTAGTGGGGCCAACACAGTATTAGGACCCCTCACAGTTCTTACTGCATTAGCTCCTAACTCTAATGACTTCTTACGTTGGACAGGTACTGAATGGAATGCCACTGACCCAACCGGTACTGCTATAGGAGATATTGTTGTACTAGAAGATGTCGGCGGTAACCCTGGTATGCCTGCTGTAGATGGTAGCCAACTTACTAACTTAAGTATTGGTCAAGGTTCTGGTTCACCTCTTAATACTAAAGGTGATATTTATATATTTGATACAATTAACACTAGACTACCAGTTGGTGCAGATGGTACAGTATTATCTGCTAACTCAGTAACTACAGAAGGTATTGAATATGCCGAAGTTAGAGATTTACTACGTGAGGCTAAAGAAATTACATCCTCTCCATATACTATTCAAGTTGATGATGAGAGACAGACTTTAGTTGCTACAGCCGCTGCTAGTATTGAACTACCTGACACTCTTAGTACTGGATTCTTTACTACTATTTATAGTAATCAAGCTGGCGACATAGCTTTTACTGCCGGTGGTACCGCCACTATTATTAATAACACTACACTAAGACAAAATGATACTGTCATTGTTTCCTTAGCCACTAGTGATACTTGGCTTATAACTAAAATAGAAGATAGTATTTTATCTACCAAAGGAGATATACTTTCCTTCTCTGATAAACCAACAGTACTAGCAATAGGCAGTAATGGTCAAGTACTAGTTGCTAATGATGCCGCTGATGTAGGATTCCGTTGGGAAGACAGAGCAGACGCTAGTGATTTAATCTATTCATATGAAGTACCAGAGGTTGCTCTTAACCATACTACTGATGATATCTTTAGAAGTATAGGTACAGAGAAGGGTACTGTAGCTTTTGTTAACCCGGCTACTGACGGTAAGATTGTAGCTAGTACCAATAGTAGTGGTGGTCTGGGATTTGATGATGCGGACCCTATAACTGATAATATTCAAGGCGGCGGAGGTCGTATATTACTTAACGGTACTGAGTTTATTCAATGGCAGTTTAATAATCACACCATCCAACCATCTAAGGTTTGGGTATACGATGATAACAATGTTGTGGGCGATACTGTATACAATGTAGAAGTATCTAATAACGGCAGTGCTTGGATAGAAGTTGGTCAGCTTACTTTAATTGGAACTAATACTGGTGTATGGACTAGTACTATACTTAATACTAATGGTTACTTTTCTTATCTACGTCTAGTTAGAAATACTACTTTGTCTACAGGTACAGATACTTGGGATGAAATTAAACTCTTTGGTTTTGTTAAAGACAATCCTCAAGTAGGTGAAATCTTCACTGTGAGTGCTAGTGGTATTACTCCTATAGCACCAGGTACTGATGACTATGTTCTTGTAGCTGATAGTGGTGAAGCAGCGGGAGTTAAATGGGCTGATGTAACACCTACTCATACTAAGATAACTACTGGAGAGGAAACATTAGCGGCCGATAAAACTCTTGTAGTAGCCGACGCTAGTGTACAAGTATTAGACCCAGGTGGAGCTAACCGTGAAGTTATCCTACCAGACCCACCTGAGCAAGACTTATACTTCAAGATAGTTAATGCTGATGCGGCTAACTTTAACTTGGATATAAAAGAAACTGCAGCAGGTGGTGTAGTTAAAACATTAGACATTGATACTCCTTATGTAGAATGTCATCGTACAGCAACACAATGGATACTATTAGATTAATATTATGGCTTTAAATATAAGTAAGAAAACAAGTCCAGCAGATATAGATAGTTCTACTAAGGGTGACATCCCTGTTAACAATGGAGGTGACATAGTAGCACTTCCTGTTGGTAGTAATGGTCAGGTTATTGTTGCCAATAACTTAGCTGCTGAGGGTATTGAATGGCAGACACCTCAATCATCTCCTACAACTACTAAAGGAGACCTATCTGTACATGATGGTGCAGGTGAAGTTAGACAGGGTGTAGGTTCTGATGACACTGTCTTAATTGCGGATAGCACCCAATCTACAGGTGTTAGATGGGATAGCGTAGGCTCTGTATCAGCTTCACCTTTTACGTCTCAACGTTTAGATATAAGTTCAGCATATCAGCTTACAGCTTCTAATGCTAGATATATCTATGTAGCAGCTAGTGGTGGTACCCAGGACCTTATATTAACTGACCCACCTACTATCAATGACTTCTTCTATATTGTAAATAGAGACGGCGCCAACCCTATTCAAATCAAAGAGATTGCAGCAGGTGGTGTCGTGGCAACTATCAATAGTGTCACTCCTATAGCACAGTGCCATTACGATGGTACAGAATGGCAGATACTTACATTTGGAACTATATAATTATGGCAGTTAATATTGTAAACATTGGATTTAAAGGAACCTATCCTAGCTCTACAGCAGATAGGACTGGGTATGTTAGTGACCTAGACACAAATGATGTGTTTTATTTTCTAGGTACAAATTATGGCACTACTGCGTGGAGTAATCCACCAGGAACATCACATCTAACTTTCACTGAGGATTTAGCTTTTGGAAATGGAGACCCTCAAGAGGTTTTATTTGATAGCAATGCCCCTACAAATGCAAATGATTACCTATCAAATAGTAGTGGAACTCCTGTGACAATGGAAGCCACGGCTACTAACCCAGTTATATTTGAATTCCCTGGACTTAATGCAGATAAGTATTATGAGTACATCAGAATAATTTGTACTCCTGCTGCTAGCTCAGCTCAGTTTAAAGAGTGGAAGTTATATGGTAATCTGTTTAGAACAGATGCTGGAGAAGCTAGTCAAGTAACTCCTATTACTACAGTAGAGAACCTACCTAAATTTATTCCAGAACAGACTGGAGTACAAGATGGTGATTTACTTTATTACAACGGAGGTATTATAACTAATCAACGTAATACTTATTATGAGACAGAGCGTATTACTATGACTGGTACACTAGCTCTTAGTGATAATCACTTCCCTAACTTTTATATACTAGACCCTAACGGTGCAATTCGCACTGTAACATTACCGCCCACACCTTTAGCCAGTCAGTTCTTTAGAATTAAGACATTAGACACGGGCTTTGCTATCACAATAGATGATGGTGGTACAGTAACTACTTTAGATAATTCTACTCTAGTCACTGATTTATATTGGGATGGTACAGAATGGACAGCTATTAACTTCGGTTGAGAAGTATAATTATGTGTTATAATAAAGTTGTTGTCAATTTAATAACACAATGCCTGGGATATACGCGATACAGAATAAAACAAACGGTAAGATGTACGTAGGTAAAACCAAACAACAATTTAAAACAAGGTGGTATAGACATACAACAGATTTAAATCGTGGTAAGTCTGAATGCCATATCTTACAAAGGGCTTGGAACAAATACGGAGGTAAGTCTGGGTTTGAGTTTAAAGTAATTGTTGATGGAGAGTTTTTACCTGATGAACTAAAGCAATGGGAGGAGATTTTTATAAAGTTGTACGGTGATTACAATATATTAAAGACATCACAACCTACAGATTATAGCAAGTCCCGTAATAAAAAAATAGGAGAAGCTCATAAAGAATTATGGAAAGACCCAAAGTACAGACAACAAAAAATAGAAGCGTTACGTTCCGACCACTGGGATAAATACGAAGAAGTCAAAGCATTCTGGTGCGACAAATCTAATGGACGTGGAGGGTGCCATCACCCAGGATCTACAATCATTGCTAGAAAGTTTAATATGTCTACGGGCACAGCTAAGTCAATAATTGCACAAATTAAAACTGAGGATGTAGATATTATAGAAGCATATAACAAACAAGAGATATATAACTACTGGATTGACCCTAAGAATAGCCCTGCTAACAATAGATGGCCCCGCCCAGGTAGGCAAGCTCTTGTGCAAGTTTTTGGTATATCAAACCAGGAAGCAAGCAAACTTATACAGGAGTTTAAAATAAAATAAAACTATGGCAAACAATATAGACGTAAAATTCTCAGGACTGGTAGAACTTAGAGCTGCTGGGTATAAGCACTTAGGTACTAATGGTGATGATTGCTTAAGGGCAGTACATACTAATTTTTATAATAGTACCTACTCTTATAATGCAGCAGAGTTCTCAGCTAGTGGTATAACTAACCCAGCGCTTGCATTTAATAGAAATGATACTGACTATGCTCAGATTTCCAACGGTACTAGAAGCTTTGTATTTAATAACTATCGTATAAGACCCCACGCTATCGCAGCTAGACTAGCAAGTTTTACTACCCTATCTAATAGTGGATATGTTATTAGAGTGAGAGGTTTCAATGAAACAAATATTGAGTTCACAGAAGTTATTCAACCCTCTTTTATTCTAGACGTCCCTACAAATTATCTCTGGGTTAATCTAAATGAAACTAACCCAAATATAAGAAGGGGATGGGTTGACCAAATAGAATTCCAATCTGGTACTGCTGGGTGGAGAATCTATCAGCTATATATTTATGGTGAGATTATTCATGAACAACAAACTAAGTTACCTCCTAGTACGGGCGCCACAACTATTGAAAGTTTCTCTGATAGCTTTATTGATGTAGATAGTAAATCTGAAGGCACTATAGTTAAAGAAGGTTCTATTAGATTAGAGCAACGTAGAGCTCATAATATTTTTAGAGTTACATTATCAAGTACATATGATATACCAGATGATGCTCAGTATAACGTATGGAACTTTGACCCCAATGGTGCTAATAGAATAGTTAACCTGCCACGTTATCCTCAGTTTAATCATTACTTACGTATTAATAATTTAGATGGAAGCTTCCAAATTAGAATTAATGATAGTGACCACTCTACTTTGATACAGAATTTAAGTAATGCAGATGGACCTAATACATTAGAAGCTGTCTGGGCTAACAACCAATGGATAATCACAACGTAAGGAGAAGACAATGGCTTTTAACAAAATAAATTTACTATCTGTAGAAGACATTAATGTCTCCACAGTTAATATACAGTATGTACAAGATTTAACTACAGGCGCAATAACATCTAATGCTAGAGATATACTCTATCACCTAGGTACAGACTTACTACAAACTAGTTGGTCTAACCCAGCAAGTGGTTCTTATCTAAATGTTACCCATAATCAAGGTACCAGTGACCCTTTAAATGCAATTGATAGAAGTATAGGTAACCAATATCAGGTGACTGCTAGTTTACCTCTAACAATAACATTTGAATTCCTGACTGGATTTGAAATAGATTTACAGGCATTCCGTTATTATATTGCTGGTAGTAGCGCTTTCTTGCTAGATGCTTTTACATGGGAAGGTTCTGATGATGGTATAGTTTGGGAAACTATTTACGGTGCCAATGAGTTATGGGAAGTAAACGGTAGTACTAGTACTTGGTATTATGAACCTATACTTGATAATAGACCAGGATTCTTTAAGTGGTTAAGACTTAATGTTACTGAACTAAGAAGCGGAACTACATTTGCTTTATATGAGTTAGAGCTATATGGTAAGCTCCGTAACTTAACAACAGGTGTAGCTGGATTTAAAACTCCAGGTGACCGTTTTGATAACCTACTTAATGTAGATGCATATAACCCTCGTATTAATAGAGAGATTATTTATGACGCTGCCGAAGCTAGGTGGGAAAGTAGGGTCAACCAACCATGGGAAGTTATCAATGAAGTAATGACTGGTAATATTACTCTTACTACAGCTGACCTACGTAACCCTAGGCTTTATATACTCAGTCCTAACGGTGCCTCACGTGATGTTAACTTACCAGCTCCCACACTTAATGACGCTATCAAGTTCAGAAGTTTAGATGGGGCCTTTGATATTAATATCTATGAAGATGGTAACCCAACACCTGTAGTATTAAACAATGCTGGTAAACTGCAATATGAATATGTATATGATGGTACTGAGTGGCACGTTATTGGGTAAAAAGTAAAAATGTGTTATAATAGATTTATTGTCAATTTATATATAGTTATGTGCGGAATCTATAAAATCACAAACAAAATCAATAATAAAGTTTATGTTGGTAAAACCAAAAATACTTTTAAAAGGAGGTGGGACCAACACAAGTACAAACTTAGAAGGGGTAATTCAACTTGTACTTACTTACAAAATGCTTGGAACAAATATGGAGAGGAAAGCTTTGACTTTAGTATAATTGCAGAAGGGGATTTTAACAAAGAAGAGTTAGCTAAGCTTGAAACAATCTTTATAAGATTGTACGGTAACTATAATTTAAAAGATGTAGATACAGAAAGATGTTTTGCCTCCTCAACTTTAAAAAAGATATCAAAGAATAGTAAAAAGATGTGGGAAAGCCAAGAGCATAGAGACTATATGAAAAAAGTCCATACCAAACAGGAACACTGGAACAAATTACCACAAGTCAGAGAATACTGGAGAGACAAAAGAAATGGGCGTGGAGGTAATGCGCACCCAGGTAAAGCTAAAATTATGGAGAAGTTTAATATACCAAGAGGTATCTGTCAAAGAATGTTAGCCCATCTAAAGGCGGAAGATGTTGATACAGTAGAAATTGATAAGCAATTAATTTATGAGTATTGGAATGATAATAGCAATGTACCAGAGTCAAATAGAAGTAGATGGACCCATCCCGGATATAGAAATATATCAGAGCAGTTTAATATCTCATACTACCAATCCAAGCAGTTAATAAAGGAGTTTAGTAATTTTGGCTTTTAATATATTAAATATAGGTTACGACGGAACAGTAAGTTCTACATATGCTGAGAGAGATATCTTTACCGCTAATGAAGGTACAGATGATTTAATATACTTTCTTGGTACAAGTTTTGGTGAAGGGAGTTTTTCTAATCCTTCAGGCTCAGAGATTACTTTATCAACAGTAGGAAGTGTAGTCAACTCTCCAACTATATTAACAGATAGAGTATATGATATAGCAACAGGTACTGAGTATTATGGTAGTACTGCTGGATGGGGATTTGAAATGGAGTTTACCAACTGTGCAGTATCACCAACAAGAATAGATATATATAGACAGTTTGGTGCCAGCTCTACTAGTTTTGATATTGTTTCCCAAGTATGGCAAGGAAGTAATGATGGTGTTGCCTGGACATTCTTGGATGATGGTGGTTTTATAGATGCCAGTTTCTTTAGTCTTGGATGGAATACTAGTTATAGTAATGCTAATGTAGGGTTTTATAAGTTCCTTAGAGTCCTGTTTACAAGTGGAGGAGGCTATGGTGTTAACGGGATGAGACTTGAAGAAATCGAAATGTACGGTAAGGTAAAACGTACAGATGGGGGAGAAGCCTCCCGTATCTCATTACCGACAACTATAACTGAGTTACCTGACGTAGATTTAGATACACCTGCAGATGGTGATTATTTAGAATGGGTAGGTGGTGTTGTAAGAAACACAAGAGAGAAATTATATGAAACTGTTCGTACAACTAATAATGTAGTACTAGCTGACAATCAGTTTTTACCTAACTTCTATATCATAACCCCATCAAATACACGTACAGTTGACTTACCTAATACTCCAGTAATAGGCCAGTACTTTAGAATACGTAATCTAAATAACTCATTTGAAGTGCAGATTAGAGAACCTATTGCTGTAGTTGTAGCTACTATAGGTGGGGTAGGTGGCCTAGGACTTACACAGGCTGACTGTTATTATGATGGTACAGAATGGACAATTATTACATACTAAAATATTATGGCAAACATTATATCATTACAATTTAGTGACCAGGTAGAAGCTGTAACAGGTAAATTAGATTACACTGGCGATGACACAGATGATGCTGACATTGGGTATTGGATAGGTACTGATGGTTATGCCTCAGCCTATAGCGACATTAGAGTAGCTGGTGAAGTAGGTGCGGCTTCTCAATTAACTACATGTTTTAATAGAGGTCTTGCAGTGGATGCTACCTCTAGTATAGCATCCACTGCCGCCTGGTCTTTTGCTAACTATGTACTACTACCTACCTCTATTACATTAGCTATCAGAGGAGACAGCGCAGGTAACCGAGACTTCTTATTGGAAGCAGAAAATGAGAGTGGTGTCTATGAATCTATAGGTCAATTTAGTGCTGTTAATCTACCTACTGGTTATAACCGAATTAACTTTCCTGTGAAGGCTAACTTCTGGTCCAAGTCTTTTAGATTTAATAAAACATTAGGAGGTAACCTACGTATAGATGAGATTTATATGTATGGAGCTTTTCGTAGAGAAGACAATTCATCACTAGGATTATTCTCAGCTAACTCTACAGTAGAGAGTGTCAAAGATAGTGTATTAGATGTGGCGTCTATTAACGGACCATTAGATTACCAAGGTAAGTTAGATAGTAAATCAAATATTATCTTAACTGGTAACAGAGTAACATTAACCGGGGATATTACTATAGGTAATAAAGGTAATCATCTTATACAATCTTTAGACCCTAATGGTGCTAATAGAAATGTAGTACTACCTCAGTTCCCAAGATTAGACCACTACCAAAAGATTATCAATGTAGATGGTGCCAATGCACTTAACATCAGAGAAGTAGTAGGTGGACCTATCATTCAAGAGCTCAGTAATTCATCTACAGTTCTATCAGTAGAATGTATATGGGACCAAGAAGATAGTACATGGCATATCACCGCTTAATATATAGGAGAAACCAATGGCCTTTAATAAAATTTCACTTAACTCAGTTGAAGCAAACAATGTAAACCAGGTTACTATACTACCAAGTTTTCCTGTAGTTGATGTTGTAAATCAATTCGATATATTTTATCACTTAGGTAGTAGTCTCAACCAAGGAGCATGGTCTAATCCTCAAGGTGTAGATGTATCTATAACTTTATCTGGCTCAGTTAGCTCAGGAAGCGCCTCTGACATTCTTGATAGAAATCAAAGTAATCAAATAATTTGGAGTTCCCCTGCAGGTGCTCAAGTAGATATAGAATTATTAAACAATTTTGAGATTGACCTTCACTCATATATAGTAGCAGTACCTGGGGGTGGAGGCACTATATCAGATTGGATACTAGAAGGTTCAACTGATAATGTCACTTGGATATTATTAGATACTGTGTCAGGCGCCACTAGTATTTCTAATGACGAAGACATTTATTATTGTGAGAGTAGGTTAGGATTTTTTAAGTACTTTAGATTTAGAAATCTTACGTTTGCTGGTGCCGACAGATTAGGTGACATACTATTCTTTGGTAGACTTCGTAACTTAATCACAGGCCAAGCTGCCGTGGAAAGTACTAAAGATATCTTTGCTAGTTACCCCAGTATAGATGCTATCGCTAGAGATGATAATACAATTCTTAGATATGATGGTAACTATTGGGAACCTCGTATTAGATTTCCTTACGAGGTTATTAAACTCAATCTATCTGGTGACCATACTATTACCTCAGCATACAAGCCTACCTTCTATGTAGTAAGTCCAGGAGGAGCAGCTCGTGTTATTACACTACCAACTTCACCTGATACTGACGATGTAATTAAGATTAAGAATGTAGATGGTGCCTTTGATGTAACAGTGGAAGAATTTGTAGGGGACCCTACTCCTGTAGTTCTTAACAACGCTGGTAAATTACAGTACGAGTTCGTGTATGATGGAGTAGAATGGCAAGTAACTGGATAATTTATGAAGAATTTATATAAAGTTAATATTAAAGTATATTGGATGGATTATATTCTATCCAGTATATTATTTTTAATCTCATTCTACTTTGTCTGTACAACAGGAAGTATAGTAGGATTTATTTTCGCAAGTATATTTTTATACAGAGCATGTGGTTTTACACATGAGTTGGCGCATCAATCTAAGAACCCTAAGTTAAAAGTATTTAAAACAGTATGGAATTTAACAGGTGGGTTACTAATGCTTCAACCCTCAATTAGATTTACAAGACCACATCTGAAGCATCATACTACAGGAATATTTGCTACAAAAGAAGACCCACAATACCCTTTAATATTTAGTGATATTAAATTAGCAGCAGCTATATTTTTTATACTACCTTGGGTACTTCCTTTTTACAATCTACTTACAATAGCATTACCATTCTGGCCACCACTAGACCAGGTTCTGTATAAAGGTATAGAATTTACTCAGGAAGAAAAAAATGAGATTACAGCGTATGGTTTATATTACTTACTAGCTTGGTATGCGCTAACTCTTATACTATCTGCTGGGGCATTCCTAAGTTTTTATTTAGTGTCAGTAGGTGCCTGGTATCTCTCAGTGTTACGTATACCTCTGGAACATCCTTTATCTCAATACAAAGAAACCTCCACGTCCGAAGACCAGAAGGTTCTGAGTGAGACACATGAGTCTCCTATTTATATTCCTGTGCAGCCCTTAGCCTTACGCTATCATCAAGCTCATCATATGTATCCTAAAGTTCCTTATCATAATCTTCCTGATTATCATTATGAACTTAGACGCAAAGGAGATTTATAATAATCCAGTGGTGTTACCGTAAACTAAAATATTATATACTTTATCTGCAAAGTCATTAAGGGTGGAGCCGTCAATCGGTGTCCATCCTTTTTGTGGTAATCCTGTAGGATATCCACTACTAATATAAGGCTCTGCATTAACAAAGGGTGCACGACCTTTTAACCAATCACAGATACCTGGAGTAGGAGTAGGGTTAAAATCTTTATTGTAATCTTCTACAGTACCTTTGACCCCAAACTCCATAAATCGATTGTACATATCACCTAACGGACTAGCTGTGATATTACCTAGTGCTTCAGCAACATTCAAAGGTAGTATATTATATACCTCGACTGTAGCCCTGAGCATTCTAAGCTCTCTAGTATCTCTGGAAGTAATATGATATTCAAGACCATAATCTACAATAGCAGGTACACCATAGTCTGCAAAGTGGTCTCCCTGACTACCAATCTTTAATTGTGCACATATATCTTTCTCAGCTTGAGTACACACTCTATAGCCTGTCCAGGAACAAGGCTCAAATACCCATACGGAACCAGTATCATTCCAGGTGGCAGACCAGCCTTCGTAACCAACCCAGTCATCAGTAGCACTAGCTTCAGGGTCAATATAATAAGCATCACCATCTGCAGGCGACACAGGAGGTGTAGATTGAGTAGCAATAGCCGCTGCTATGCCCTTCAATTCAACCTGTCTTTTAATTTGCTTTCTGACATAGAGATAGTCTTCAAGCTCCAATCCATATTTCCACCAGTTCTCAATGCTAGTAATATCAGCATACCCAGGTGAAGGTGTAACCTCAATTTTAAAAGGTTCTGTAATGATAGAGTTGACTGGAATGTCAACACCCATTTTTTGTCCATTAAGTAAGTGCGCGGTTAATAATACCATCTAATTAATTCTCTCTATAATAATTGTACATCTAGTTTCCAGTGTAACAGCAGCCGCTGGACTATAATCGGCATTATTTAGTTGGATAGTAGTCTTCATACTTTCTCTGGCACCAGCTGTAAAGTGAGGCACAGCATAGCTAACTTTAATAGCACCATCAAAGTTACAGGTAATTGTACCACTAGCATTAGTAAAGTCAGTAGTAGCCGTCCCTAAATTAAGTACAGTACCTGTTAATACTAATGGTTGTAATGTAGTAGTATTATAGTTATTTGCTTGGTCAGCACCAGTACTCTCTACTCTAATAATAGAAAAGATACTCTTATCTATAATACCTATATCAGCTTGGTTTGTACCATTATCTGCTACAGTAAAATCAGCAAGGTCAAAGTTAAGTGTAGATTTAGGATTAGCTAAAGGTGTAATATTTATAGTTACACTATGGTCACTGGAGAAGTTAACACCGGTTCCTCCACCATCATCTTGTTGATTAGTCCTAACAATAAAACCTGTAGTAGTTTTATTATATACTTCAGCTTCTACATCGTTTTGGTTCTGCCCTATAGCTTGTGTAAACACAGCATAGGTATTAGAACTAACAGGTGTATCAAAAGTATAAGTGTATAATCCTGTACCTCCACCTGCTACAGATAATCCTAAGCCTTCACTAATAACAGCACCAGCAGTAGTAGTTGCCCAAGCATAAACACCAAAACCTGCGGGGCCATCAGCACCAGCTGGTCCATCAGAACCTTTGGCACCTTTTAATCTAACCACAGTAAGAGTAGCACTATCAGCAATAGTAAACTCGGCTGTGGTAGTTGCTTGAATTTGAAGTACTAATGTACCTGCTGCTAAATTCCTAGCAATAGTCTTTTCATTACCAGTTAATATTTGGTTAGTATCGGCTTTATCCCCAGTACTATGAAAAGAACCAGGTATAACACCACCATTATTAGTAAGACGAACATCACATTCATCATCAGCTGATATAGCCCAACTAATAAGATATAACCCAGCCTCTGTAATAGTTACTTCATCAGCGGGTGTACCAGTATATTCTAGTACACTTGTATCGGCCGATGATACATCTTGAATATCCCAATCAAAGTCTGCCCATGCAGTGGGGATAGGGTTAAGACTAGAAGTTCGTCTAACAGCTATAGTTGGTAGTTCAGAGTCTACAGCAAGTTGGTCATCTACATATTTCTTATTAGGGATATCATCATCATCTGTTACTTTTAATTCATAGTCAGTTTGGATTCCTACATTAAGAGTACCATCCTGTTCTATATGAAAAGCAGTAGTAGGAGTTTTACTTCCGTTGGCTGTTACTAAGAAACGCATTTCCGCACCACCATTAGTAGCACTCTGGGTCTCAGTAGCAAATGATTGAATCTCTGCTGATACATAACCTGGGTTAGAGGTTGCATCATCAAATGCTATAAACCCCCAGCCACCAATCTTATCAGTAGCATTAAGTACCGTAGGAGTTGCTATAGTTCCATTAGCTTTTTTCAGTACAGTAAAAGCAGAACCTGCTGCACCAACTTGGAAGTTACACCAGTCAAGTCCTGTATCATCAGTTGTGATAATAGAACACCCATCAGTATTAAGTGAGAGGTACCCATTACTAGGTACAAAATTAGTACCATCCCAATAGAGAGCTTCACCTATAGTAGGAACAACAGTAGTTGTATCTACATCCGTTAAATCATCTATAGCTAATTCAATATTGGCAGCACTAATATTAGTAGCACCTTGGTCAGCTGTCCAATCTATATGCTCATTAGCTACAAAGCCTAATAGACTGTCATGATTAATAGCACCCACATGTTGAGTAATAGCACTAGCGGGTACATTAGCATCTGGTATATTAGCCCAAGTAACATTAGAAGTTAAATCATTAACTTCCGCTGCAGCTATACTACTTGCTAAAGCCTTCTTAACATTTCCACTATCACTTACATCTTGAAATATAAGGAAATCATTGGCCGAGTCAATAGCTACTGTAGGTATGTTAGTTAGGTCCATATCTATCTGAAGGATATCAGGAGATAGGTCTACAGCTACAGTACGAATACCACCCACTGTGCCACCAATAATATTAAGAGTAGCACCCGGCCCACCAGGAGAAGCAGTCCCAGTGTTACCTTGAAGACTACCCCAAGCATCTAAGAAGAGGCCACCTATTGCATCGTCAACATATTTTTTATTAGGGATATCATCATCATTTGTAACAAGTAACTCATAGTTAAGTGTACCTGGAGACGGGATACTTAATGTACCATCATTCTCAATTTGAAATCTCTTAGTGCCTGCACTAGCACTAGTCTCTGTATAAAATACAATAGGGCCACCTTGCCAGTTATAAAGAGT